ATTATGATATATCTGCAGCACTAACTTATTATGGATCTTTTGATCGAGTTATTACAGATAAGTGGTATGATATTGGAGATTTACCAACATATTATCGAACATGTGCAGAGTTATTAAATCTAAAAGCTCGTGCATTTAATAGATTGGAATTTAATCCAAGTCTAGGAACTATTTGTAAGACTCCGGACTATCATGATTTACATTCTATCAAAACATTACACAATGAAAAATGTTGGTATAGAAATCTTAGTCCGGAGCAATCCATGTTTACGCCCAGGATTTTACCACACGAAACCGACTTAATAATGTCATATGAATCTGGTATTCTTTTATCTGATTTAATGCTATATGAAAATTTACCAGCTTCAGCATGGGAATATATAATAGATAGAGTATTTAAAATAAAGCTTGAGTATTTTAATGAATCAGTTAATGATCCTTCAGTTGTATTAGATTTTTCAAATCTTGCTGAAGTAATGTGGATTGAAAAAAGTCAAAAAAGATTAGATAATTCTAATTTTACACAAGAAGAAAAAACTCAGCTTTTACAATATGCAAAGGAAATTCATAGAAAGACTAGACCAATAGATGTACATCATGGAGATCTACACTTTGGTAACATATTATATAATCAAGCTACAGATCAATTTAAATTCATTGATCCTCGTGGTGAATATGGTGATCACAAAAGTAACTTAGGAGATAACATATACGACTGGGCTAAACTAGCTCATGATTTATATTTTGGTTATTCTTCTATTGTTGCCGATGTACCACAGAATATGGAAGTAAAGAATATTTTTAGAAATAAACTTAAAGAATATAATCTATTAGAAACTGAAATATTAAAAGGTGGATTATTATTATTAGCAACTTGTATACCATTACATTATGATGATGGTAATAGACAAAAAAGAATGAAGGAAATTGTAACATGGAATCTAGCACAAGGAATTTAACTTACGGATCAATCGTACCTTTAATAGGTGGTGAAAGTTTAGGAATGGCAAAAGCCATGAATGGTCAACATCCTGAATGGGTATTATCGTATTCTGACTTTGAACAAAATGATGCTCATTATTTAAATTATTTAAATAAGAAAGGGTGGAAAGGAGATTATATCAAATTAGATGAAAAGCCAAACTATAAAGCAAAAAAGGTTGATATTGTAAATACAGTATGTCCTTGTGCGGGTCTATCAACATTAAGTGCAGGATCTAGTGGTTCTAATCCTACAAATAATTGGATGTATGAAACTGCAGAATATGTCTTAGGAAAGGTTCAACCTAAAGTTTTTTGGGGAGAGAATGCTCCAAGATTAGCACAAAAGACTGGTATACCTGTTATTAAAAAGCTAAGGGATATTGGAGAAAAGCATGGATATAGTTTATCTGTATTTAAAACAAAATCAGTTGTTCAAGGCTTTTCTCAAATCAGAGATCGAACATTTTACTTTTATTGGAAAGGTGATAAGGCTCCTTTATTTGATTATATTCAAAGACCAAATCAAAAGATTGAAGATTTAATTTTATCAGTTCCTAGGAAAGCAAATGATCCTATGAATATATTATTAAATGAAGATAAGCCAACAGACTTTCCATTATATCAATATATACTTGAAGAAATACATGGTGGTATAACTCATGCAGAGTTTATTGATCAATTAGAATTATCAATAAATGCTTTTGAATATATTGAGCGAAACGATTCATATGATAAGTTATTACCTTGGTTAAAAGAAAGAAATCATCAAAGATGTTATGGATTAATTGATCGTATGAATACAAAAATTAAATCGGGATTAAATGTTATGCGTAGAACTACAACATTTCCAAAGAATTATATTGGAGCTTTTGTAGGTCATTTGCCTAAATTATTAACGCATCCTGTAGAAGATAGATATCTTACATTACGAGAAGCAATGGAAATTATGTATTTGCCTCGTGATATGGAACTATTGAACCCATCGCAATATAATCATATATGTCAAAATGTTCCATTAAAATCTGCAGAAGATATGACAAATCAAATTATAAAGTACTTTAATAATGAATTAGATCTAATTGATACTAAGTATTTAGTGCAAGATAATAAAAGAAAATGCTATGAATTTGAAAAAAACAATTTACAACTTACCGATTTTATGGTATAATAGTAGTATTATTAATTAAATAAATGGAGTGATATATGCCAAGTATTAGTTTGATGCCACGTAAAAGGCATCCAAAAGATAAAAGACCAGCAAGGCCAATGCCTTTTGATGTGGCTCTAAGAAAATTTAGAAAAGCCGTTGAGAAAGCTGGTATTATTCAAGAAGTTCGTAAAAGAGAATTTTACGAAAAACCAAATCAAAAGCGTAAGCGTAAGAAAGCCGAAGCTGTCGCTAGAAATAGAAGAGCTCTTAGATTAGAAAGAGAAAGCTCAAATTTACCAAAAGGCTTTAGGAGAAGATAATGTCTATAATGGATAAACTTAAAAAGAATAGTAGAATCAAAGATACTAATATTCTTTCGGACTCAGTTTTATTTGCTGAGAAAGATATAATTACAACCGAAGTACCAATGGTTAATGTTGCTTTATCCGGCGATATTGATGGTGGTCTTACTTCAGGTCTTACTGTATTGGCTGGTCCAAGTAAACACTTTAAAACAAGTTTTGCTTTACTTATGGGTGCAGCTTATTTAAAACAATATGAAGATGCTGTAATGTTATTTTATGATTCAGAGTTTGGTTCACCCCAACAATATTTCGAATCATTTGGTATCGATACAGAAAGAGTTCTACATACACCAATCACAGACGTCGAACAATTAAAGTTTGACTTAGTTGGCCAACTCGAAAACATCGAAAGAGGCGATAAGGTAGTTATTGTTATTGATTCAATTGGTAACCTTGCTTCTAAGAAAGAGTTGGAAGATGCTCTTAACGAGAAATCAGTTGCTGATATGTCGAGAGCTAAAGCATTAAAGGGATTGTTCCGAATGGTCACTCCTTATCTTACAATGAAGAACATCCCTTTACTTGCTGTTAACCATACCTATCAAGAGATTGGATTATTTCCTAAGAACATTGTATCAGGTGGTACAGGTATTTATTACTCAGCTGATAACATTTGGATTATTGGAAGACAACAAGATAAGAAAGGTACACAAATTCAAGGATACCATTTTGTTATTAATGTAGAGAAATCTCGATTTGTCAAAGAAAAATCTAAAGTACCTATTTCAGTATCATGGGAAGGTGGCATACAAACATATAGTGGTTTATTAGAAGTTGCTCTTGCAGGTGGCTATGTAACTAAACCAAATGTTGGTTGGTATGCTAGAGTAGATAAAGAGACTGGAGAAATTGAAGATACAAAGGTCAGAGAAAAAGATACTCTAACTAAAAAGTTCTGGGATCCTATCTTTAAAGAAACAGACTTCAAAGAATTTGTTAAATCCTATTATTCAATTGGTCATAAGCCATTATTGGATGTTGATTTAGATATTGAATCAGAAGATGTTTAATATTACAGAAAGCGATTATTCAATTGTTGAAAAAGAAGATAGCGTCTTTCATGGTGTTAAACTAAAAACTGGAACGTGGAAAGATGTAATTGTTGTCTATGGTCAAGTAGGAGTAAAAGAAAGCCCTGAACTTGACATAGCAACTCTTTCATTTAATTACACAATACAGGATCCAGCTGATTTTAATGTTGATGAACTTAATGAAGATGAATCATTTAAAAATTACCTTGGTGCTGTATTGCAATATATAATAACAGATAGTTTAGAATATGCAAAAGAAAATAATTTAGGAGTTATAGGAATTGGAAATAACGAATCAACTGCCGACTCACATACTGAATCATCTACTTAATAATGAAGAGTATTGTCGAAGAGTCGTACCTTATTTAAAGAAAGAATATTTTGAAGGTACTCATAAAACTGTATTTGATCTTATAGTTCAATTTGTTAGTAAACATAATAAACTACCAACATCAAAAGTATTAGAACTTGAATTAAGAAAGATAAATGCTCCAGAAGATGTATTGAATAATGCATCAAGGCTTATATCTGAAATAAGTTCTAAATCAGATGTTGATACAGATTATTTAATTCAAGAGTCAGAAAAATGGTGTAGAGAAAAAGCAATCTATAATGCAATTATGGATTCTATTACTATTATTGATGGAAAGGACAAAGAACGAAGTGAAGGTGCTATACCTGAAATACTTTCGGATGCTCTTGGAGTTTCTTTTGATCAAGCAATAGGACACGACTATATTGATAACTCAGATGAACGCTTTGAATTTTATAATAAGAAAGAAGATCGTATACCATTTGATCTTGATTACTTTAACAAAATAACAAAAGGTGGTCTACCTAATAAGACACTTAATATCGCGCTCGCGGGTACGGGCGTGGGTAAATCATTATTCATGTGTCATTGTGCTGCATCAGTTCTAGAGCAAGGAAAGAATGTTCTGTATATTACAATGGAAATGGCAGAAGAAAGAATTGCTGAAAGAATCGATGCGAACATGATGAATCTTCCAATTGAACAATTATCATCATTACCACAAAATGTATTTAATGATAAGATTGGAAAGATTGCTAGGTCATCTATTGGTAAACTTATAATCAAAGAATATCCAACAGGTGCTGCTCACACAGGTCATTTTCGAGCTTTACTCAATGAATTAAAGCTCAAAAAGAACTTTCGTCCAGATATGATCTATATAGATTATTTAAATATTTGTGCTTCTAGTAGGATGCGCGGGCTGGGTGGAAGTATAAATAGTTATAGCTATATAAAAGCCATTGCGGAAGAACTCCGTGGTTTAGCTGTAGAATTCAATGTTCCAATAGTCTCTGCAACGCAGACTACCAGGTCAGGATATTCTAATACTGATTTAGGACTAGAGGATACATCTGAATCATTTGGTTTACCGGCAACGGCCGATCTCATGTTTGCTCTTATTTCAACTGAGGAACTTGAGGAACTGGGTCAATTAATGGTAAAGCAATTGAAAAATAGATATAACGATCCAACCAAATTTCGAAGGTTCGTCATTGGTATAGATCGTTCCCGCATGAAACTATATGATGTAGAGGAGTCGGCACAAACTGATATCATGTCAGACATGACACCAGATAAGCCGATTAATAAGTTTGGCGTTCGTGACAATCCAGACACATTCGCTGACTTCAAAATATAAAGGAGAAATATATGGATATTTTAAACGTAGCAAAAGATTGGGTACATGCAAGATGGGCTGAAAGAACATCTTGGGATGGCGGCGTTATCGTCGGTGTCTCTTTGTCTTACCTACTCTTAGGCGGCCTATTAGATTGGGTTGCTTGGCTAGCATTAGCCTATGGTATCTACACTTTTGTTAAGGCAGAAGTTCAATAAGAACCTTTTATAATGAAATATCATGGGGGAGTTTCATACTCCCCTTTTTTATGTTACAGGAATGTTACAGGAATGTAACAATTGTGTAACAATTTCATTTTAGCTATTTACATTTATATAGAGCTATAGTATAATAGAACTATAATTAATGATAAAGGAGTAAAAAATGTCAAATCATATAAACGAACAAATCCTCGAAAGACTTTTCGATGATGTGTCTGAAATGAATACAAGTAGTATTCTTAGAGAATTAGAAGGTGGAATGTTTCCAGGAATGTGTGAATCATTCGATATGAGAGTAGCTTTAACTGATAGAGATAAAGTTATTGAAAAATTAGTAAACAAAAGATTTGAAGAATTACCGGAGGGACCACAGTAATGGATAAATTTACAGTTAAATTC